ATAAATAATTAGAGGCTTGTGTACTTCCTGGGGTTAAATAAACCCATAGACGTGTATACAATCTAAAACGTTGTACAAAAAATTGACTGGGATTCCCTGTAGATTTTTTATTAGCCAAAGCCGCAAATGCGCTCTGATCAATTTTAGTCATCGTAGTATCTGTTGGATTACTCGTACTCGATGCTATATTACGATAACTAACATTTAAAATATCATCAACATTATAAAGAGCGGTAGGACTTGGAGAAGCTAGATCGGTAACATGATTTGCATTGGTTTTATTCGCTTCCGTAGCCGCAGCAGCATTCCATGCACAATCATAATAATTTTGATCTTGTACAAGATCAATATTAGCATGATTAATTTTCCATTGAATCAATCCTCGATTTCCCCATTCGGAAAAAAGGATATTTAAAGATCTGCGAATAGTAAAGAGATCATAGCCAGAACGACTTTGGACTCCACATCTTTCAAAAGCCTCTTCAATGATGTCGTCTATCGCAGGATCAAATTTTACTGTTCCTGATACCGCCATCTAATCTCCTATGTATACGTTATCGTGACGCCAGTAGTATTCGTAAGATCTAAGTACACACCATCATCAAACACGACTCCAGAACCAGGGATCCATGTATTTAATCCCTCCGTTCCAAATAGGTAATCTACTTTTAATGTTCCAGTAGCATCTGTACCATCATAAAGTTTAACTTCTGACGAAGCTATTCCCTTAGCTTGAATACTGGTTACTCGTGCTCTGTTGGTAACTAATTGTCCGTCTCCAGTAGCATGGGCACTCTGTTGGTCACCATAAAATGAACCGCCTCCAGCCATAATTTATTCCTCCTAATTTCGTGAGCTCCCGAAGGAGCTCACATTATTTTATTAGCTTAAGTTATTATTTTGTTGGTACAAAACTGTAACTCTAACTTCACCATCATCAGTGGCACCAGTAGTCGTCCACGTAAGTCTTAGGTCTGCAGTTCCGATATCAGCCCAAGCCAATGTACCACCAGCTTCAGTTGTTGGATATGCTCTTCCAGCTCCAGAAGCAGTTGTAATTGAATATGCGTTGATAAAAGTAGCGTTCCCGCCAACNGTATCACCAACACTGAAAACAGCTGTGTTAGNTCCCATTGCTGTAACTTTATCAAGTACTATATCAATGATTTGTGAATTAGCTGGAATAATAACAGTAGTTTCGTTTGCAGCAGAAGCTCCACTATCAAGTGTATCCCCCGTTGAAAACGTCTGTGCCATTACCACTTGTCCAGTATTTTTTACATCTGTTCCAAGTGTTGTACCAGACGTATTTTTAATCGTTCCCGCTTTTATCGGTCCCGAAAAGGTAGTTATTGCCATGATTATAATCCTCCTAATTTATAAGATCTAGTCTCTAGGCCGTCGACTATACGCGTCTAGATCTAATTAATAATTGTATAGTAATTTATCTATAACGCAGATTTGCGTATAGCGCAAGGTATCCCTGTAGAAATGTATGATTTTTGATAGCGCTTAAGTGGCTATCGAAACTTCGGCCTTGGCCTCGTTTATTTTAGTTTGAAGCGTTTGTTCTTCAAACTCTTTGGCAATGATTTCTTTAATAATATCTTGGATTTTTCTATTAATCTCAATCATCCTGATATTATGCTTCCCTGACTTCAGGTGCTCTTGTTGCCATTCTAACTCCAAGGACGTTTTCGTAATGTATAGGTCTTGGGTCATTTGTAACCTCCTCATAGGTTATCCATTTACCACGTTTAGTAGTAAATCCATCAGACTCGAACTTTACCTCATTTTTTCCTAGTTTGTCAAGGATAGATTTTTCAATACCTATAGCTGTATCTTCAGACTTAACTGTAAAATCAGCATAATAGCCATGATATCGGATCTGTACTCGGAAGTTTTTCATATTTCTCACCTTAAAAAGCAAATGAGGCGGTTTTGAGGCCGCCTCATTTAAATTGTTTATTGATTACGCACCAGCGGATCCGTAGATACCACGCCAGTCAGATGCGCCAAAGACGTATCTTGTTCTAGCTTTATATCTTACGTTGCCAGTATCGAAATCACCTTCCATTGAAGTTTTCAACGGTGCTCTATCGAAGTGTTTAAGTCCGTTAGGCACGTCTGTGATAAGGAACCACGCGTCAGTATCAGTTAAGTAATTGTTCACATGATATCCTTCAGGAACAACTCCTAATGATTTAACGGGGTTGATGTCATTATCAGCAGTACCGATTCTACCTTGAGATTTCATCAATCTCTCAGCAGCAAATTGTACGTTTACAGGGATAATCATTTTCCTTGCAGTCGCAGCAATTTTCAGACCACGTTCATCTTTGAAATTAGCAATGTCAATAATTGCTGTTTCAAGTGATGTTTCGTTAAGATCTGCGGCAGTTGAAATCACGTTTCTTTGGTCACCAGAAAGCGTTGGGTGATTAGTCGTAATAAGAACTTTACCGTCACCAAAAGTCGGGTTGGTAGCAGAGTAAAATCCGTTATTAAGAACTTTAGCACCTTTCGTATTCTTAGTAGTTGCCATAGAACGTGCCAAAGCTTTTGTGTATCTAGAAGCTAATCTATCGTAGAGGTTATCTTCGATAGCTTCTTCCGTGATTGCGAAAGCTAATGCTATTGTTTCCATCGTATAACGTGCCGTGTAAGTTTCCTGAGCTTCGTCGTAGCTTACGCCTTGACCTTCAGGTTTTACAGCAGCATCGCCAAATCCGGACAGCATTACTTCTTCTTCAAAAGCCCTGTCAGAAGATTCTGTTACAAAAATCTCCTTCGTTTGGTCGGCGTATTGTTTATATTCAAGCCCAAATAGTGCATTCAGACCTGGCTCTAGTTCTTTGACTAGCTGTGCTCTTGATATTGCCATTTTCTATATGCTCCTATTATGTTGTTATCTTAGTGCCTCTGTTATAGTAGATTGATTCATTCAATCTTACTATCCAGTTAGCGTGGGCCACACTTATGTCGCTGTTTGATGGATCTTCCGATATACGAAGTAATCTAAACATCGCTGTAGTAGTCAGTGTAGCGTTACTGATTTCCTCTTTAGAATGTCCGTTTACCGTAGAACCCGCAACGTAAGTCCCCAATTCAACTAAATTGCCCATGTCAGCTTGTGCTATAACAGCACCAGTTGAACCTTGGACTTCATAAAGTTGTTGAGGATTGTCATAAACAAACGCGTCTATAGTACCTTGGGTAATGTTAATTGACCCAGGGTAGTAGTTTTTCCATGTTGGTTTCTGAGCAGTTGGGTCGTTGTAGAAACAGCCATTGAAAGCTCCGATGTTGTTTAATTGTCCAACAGCGGAAGCATCAATATATCCAGTAACAGAAGTGGATCCACCACCACCTGCTTGTCCATCTCCAGTTTGACACATGTCGCCTTGATAAATCGCACCGCCATAATTGTCAGAGATTTGATACTTGGATGTACCTTGTGTTTCATAGCTTGATCCCATACCACCTACAGCCCGAAAGCCGAATGGAGCGTCTTGGTTTGCCATGTTGTGTTCTCCTTGTCCATAGTTTTACCTATGGGGTTAAATAAAATCGATGGTGGGGTTGCCCCTAAAAGAATTATTCTTTTTTTGTACCACCGAAGGTTACGCGAGATTGCCTGTCCTGTTGGATAGGCATACTCTTATGCTGTTCCCTTTTAAGATCATATTCTAAAGCCTCGTTTTTCTCTTTTGTTTGTTGAGCAAAATACTCATTGCGAGAATCTACGATCTCTTCGGGCACCCTAGACAACACTAGGCCACCATGGCCGATGATACCTGCATATTTTCCTTCTTTATAGGAAGGAAACTGACCGTTTGGATATTCATCAGCTCTCACTAATTCATATCCTTCTCTAAGTCGACCTTGAATGTTTTTTGTATCATCCAAGCCCATTGACTCAGCTCTTAGCCATCTATGCTTAAAGCCTTTTGGGGCTTCAGGTGCATCTAACGATGATGATGGAGTCCATACTTTTGGTCTTTCAGTTTTAGACCTTGTCTGACTCGCGCGAGGGGTTTTATTGGTTTGTTTTTCCATATGCTTAAGCCTCCTTCACGATTAATTGTTTTGCATACTCTTCGAGTGGCACGCCTAATTTTCGTGCAATGTGCACTTGTGAAGACGTGAGTTTCACTTGTTTGCGACCAGTTTTCACACTTCGTCTTACGGAAGCAACCGTCTGAGCGGGTTTGGTCGTAGTAGTTTCACTTCTACCAAATTTATGCGGAAAGTCAACCTTAATTCTTTTGTCGATTTCTACATAGTATTCATTGGATTTAGGATCGAAACCCTCTTTCTCAACTAAATCTTTATGAATCTCGAACGCAGTAAATGTCATAGCTCGATCTTTACCGAACCATGAGTTTTTGTTTGCCCAGTCTTCAGCTTTTTCATCCACTTGTGGAAGGGTCGGCGTTTGTGCCGGCGTTCCGGGTTGATAGGCTGGAGTTTGGGGTTCTTCTTTTTCGTAGGATTCCCTTCGTGTCTTTTCAGAATCAATGTTCCTAGCATCACTCGTTAACGCACTTAACTCCGTTTGTGCTTCAACTTGTTTTGCCGTATCGCCACCTTCAATGGCTGCTGCTAATTTTCCTTTAACGGCATCCAATTGGCTCTTGATCCTTGCTTCTGAATCTTTCAGATACGTGGAATCTAATTTTGAATATTTAGCTTCCCATGCTTTTCGTTTCTCTTCTACGCTTTGTGCGTAGTGAACCGCAGCATCTTTTTGACGTTCTGCTTCTCTCCATTTTCTTGTAAGTTTAGAAATCCGTTTCTGGACCCCTTCACTATACTCTTCTAGTTTTTCGTCTTGTTTCTTTGGTACTTCGTCTTTATCGTCCTTGCTATCTCGAACATCCGGCTGCTCATCAGATTCCGCAGGTGCGTCATCGGACTTAACAGGCTCTTCAGTAGGTTTCTCATCCTTTTCCTTTTCTGGTTCCGGAGCAATTTCTGTTACAACTGCTTTATCTTTTTCTTCTGGTAATTCGACCTCGGCACCCGGACCCGTTGTGTCAATGTCTACCGTTTTTTTATCTTCAGGCATAGTTCCTCCTATGGTTAATATTCATGCAAGAGATCCTCTGGATCCTTGATGGTTGCTAAAATCTCATCGTCATTTAGCATACGTACTTCTCCCCCTTGGATCTTGAACCGTGATCCCGCATAACGAGCAAAGATCACCCAATCTCCTTTCTTGCACCACGGACCACGGTGATAACGTTCTTTATCCGCATAACAATCCGGTCCTAATTGCAACACTAAACCGCAAACAGTCCCTAACTGTTGGCGTTCCAAAGCAGTTTCAGCGAGATGAATCCCGCCTTTTGTTTTGGTTTTAGGTTGAAAGGGTAAAACTAATATTCTCCATCCCGTTGGGTTTGG